GCTGGCAACCTATCAGTGATTTGATCAGAGACGGTAAAGAAAAAGGCATTATTGCCTTTGACGAAAGCACCCCTCCCAATCCTAATGCTCCTTATGCAGTAGCTAAGTATGCTTGCGAAAAGTATTTAGAGTATGCACACCGCAGTTATGGTTTGCCATTCACTGCTATTCGTCAAACAAACGCATACGGACGCAAGGACAATAACTTCTTTGTCACAGAACAAATCATTTATCAGATGCTAACCAACACTAAGGAAATTAACTTGGGCTATGGCGAGCCATATCGTAATTTTATATACATTGACGATTTGCTAGATGCATGGGAAACTGTTATTAATAATCCAGACAAATGTGCAGGTGAAATTTTCTGTATTGGTCCTAGTAATGCAATTAAGATCAAGGACTATGTAAAAATTATCGCTGACAAGATCGGCTGGAATGGGCATGTAAACTGGAATACAAAACCAAAGCGCCCGGGGGAAATTTATTTGCTCAACAGCAACAACAATAAAATTACAGCGCGACTAGGGTGGCATCCAAAAGTTAATATTAACGATGGCCTAGATAAAACAATTGCTGTCTGGAAAAACATTGTAGACAACAACGTAGAGTTCAATGTTAAAAAGAAATTCAGTGTTGGGAAATAAATGCATACAATTGGTTTCTTGCAGCCAAACTTTCAAAGTGGACCAAAGCATCTAAATGCTTTTTATCTGCCTTACACAGTTGGCATATTATGGTCCTACGCAAAACAAAATCCTTTAGTAGAAAATAATTATTCTGTTAAACGATGGGTGTTCCGTCGCGACCCTGTAGATAGTGTAATCGATGACTTAAAAGACTGCTCGCTGGTTTTCTTTAGTTTATATGTATGGAACAGACGTTACTGTTTTGAAGTAGCAAGAAGGCTTAAAGAAATTAATCCAAACATAATTACTGTGTTTGGTGGACCTGAACTACCACACCGCGACCCAGATATTTTTAAAAAGTATCCTTTCATTGACACTATTGTTGTTGGTGAAGGCGAACAAGTTGTGCAGGAAATATTGCTAAAGCATCATAACCAACAACCCATTGAAAAAGTATTGCACTCTGTTCGTATACGAGACTTAGACATACCTAGTCCATATCTATCTGGACTGTTTGATGATCTAATGGCACAGCATCCTGAAATAGAATGGATGCCCACACTTGAAAGTGATCGTGGGTGTCCGTATAAATGCACATTCTGCGACTGGGGTGGATTAACTGCTAGTAAGGTTGTAAAGTTTGGACTAGAGCGTGTGTTTTCAGAGTTAGAGTGGTTCTCTGATAAAAAGTTGCCGTTCCTAACAATGACCAATGCTAACTTTGGTATTTTTAAAGAACGTGACATGCTTATAGCAGAGAAGATAGTAGAACTATCTAATAGCACAGGCTATCCCAAAGGTATCAGTGTAAGTTATGCAAAGAACAGCAACGCTGATATTTTTGAAATAGTTAAAAAGTTTCAAAGCGCAAATATTCAAACAGGATTTATTCTAAGTTTACAAACTACTACAACTGATGTATTAGAAAATGTTAAAAGAACTAATATGAATATCAACGACATTAGTTCTATTGCTGACTATGGCCGTAAACTACAAATGCCTATATTCACAGAAGTGATTATGGGATTACCCGGCGAGACTTTAGAAACTTGGAAACAAAATTTAGAGAATATTCTCAACGCTAATCTACATAATGGTATTGATACATTCTTTCTCAATATGATTGAAAATGCTCCAATGATGGGCGATATTGAAAAGTATGATATTAAAACATTTTCCGCCAACGATATGTTTTATGAAACCAGCGATGAGATGTCATATGAATCTTCTACATTAGAAAGAGTTGAAGTAATTAAAAGCAACAGCACTTTATCCGAAGAACAAATGTTAGAAGTATTATTATACACCTGGCAGTTAATCGGGTTTCATATATACGGCATCAGTGATATTATCTCAATCTATCTTAAAAAGTCGCAGGGCATTGGATATAGAGATTTTTATGATAAGCTAAATGTTTATTTAAAAGATGACCCGTATATTTCTGAATGGCGCCAATCTATTATTAACGGTTATAAACAATGGCCTAATACAGGAATGTTTATTGTTAAAAGCGATAATCTAACTTTATTAAGTTGGCAAATGAGTAACAGCCTAAGTTTGTTAATGCATAATAATAATCTTGTGGATTATTACATTAGTAAAGTAAAATCCTTTGTGGTTGACAATTTTGATATTGATGCTATACTATTAGAGGACTACGAGATTCTAGCTAAAAATAGAATCAAACAATGGGGCCGATATTTGCATAATCCAACAACTATATCAGTAAGTACTAACTTATTTGATTATGTTCAAAATCAAGCAGATAGCATAGTTGCAGAAAAACAACAGTATTTGGTTGCAGACAGATTCAACCATTTTCCTGTGGCGCTTTCGCAACATATTGATAACATTATATACGGGCGCAGAAGAACCTGGGTTCTAAACAAGGTTGACAAGATCTAATATTATGCTATACTGCTTATGTGTTCAGAAATTAGGAGTGATCCGTGGCAGCACAACGTAAAGTACTTTCAGCAAGCGGGCAAGCAGAACCGGATTGGAAAATTATCCAACCAGGTATGAAGCCTGTGCGTATTAACGGCGTTGAGCGCGACTACAAGCATTTGCTTTGGGGCGCCGATTCCTTTGTTCACTATGATGTAGATGACAAGAAACGTCTAGCCAGCTACTTCAAATACTGTGAAAAGAATTTTGATAAAAAGAAAGCCGCACTTCTCAAGAAGTTGCCCGACTATACTTTTACCACTGTGTCTAAGTATGCATATCTAGCAGAGCGCGGTGTTGGACTTGAAGAGAGTCGTATAGCATATATTGCAAAAACGTTTGAAGAGTTTGTTGTAAAAGCAGAAGCTCTTGTCAAACAAGAAACACAAGCTAAAGCAGAAGATACCAAAAAGGCTCCTGCTGTAGTTATTAGCATTCAACAGCGTATGCGTGAGCAAGTTAGCGATCTATGTGCTGAGTGGGACAATTCAATTGATCAGCTATGCTTTGGCGACTTTGATCTTGCGGCATTTGATCCTTATGCACAGATGCAGAGCTACAAGAATAACATGATCAAAGCCGCGCATGCTAAGATCATCAAAGAGATGTATGCTAGCCAGTACGAAGAAGCCAAAGAAGTAGTTGCGTGGAAGGACGAGCAGATCAAAGAAGGCTACGCCTATATGACTGCCAAGAAGCGCAAAGAATATTTGGCGCTGTATGAAAAGATCAACATTGCCTGTGACACGTTTATTAACACTGGCAAGGCTGTGCGTAAAACTCGTAAGAAGCGGGCTGTGAGCAAGGACAAGGTTGTTAGCAAGCTCAAGTACAAGCAGAGCGAGCCAAGCATTGGGCTTGCAAGTATCAATCCAATGAATATTTTGGATGCACAGGTATTATGGGTTTACAATACTAAGAATCGTAAACTTGGGGTGTATGTTGCACAAGAGCACCATAACTTAATGGTTAAGGGTACTACTATTTTAGGGTACAACGAAAAGCTCAGTATTCAAAAGACAGTTCGTAAGCCCGAACTGCTCAAGGGTGCAGATAAGCTAGCACGTACCAAGTTCCAGAAACTATTTGAGAGTTTCAACGCTACTGAAACAGCTCTAAACGGACGCCTAAACGAGCATACGGTGCTGGTTAAGGTGTTCTAAAGATAAATAGTACTATGCCAGTAAACAGTATAGGATATAGTAGCAGAGAAGATCTCATTCGTGAGCTCAAACTACGTTTGGGTGACGGTATGGTAGACGTTGAATTAGATAGAGAGCATTACGATGTTGCTATTGATAATTCAATTGCCAAGTACCGTCAGCTTAGTAGCGGCTCTGTAGAAGAAAGTGCAGTGTTTATTCAAACACAACCAGGTGTAACAGAATACACACTTCCCAATGAGGTCATCGAAGTACGTAGACTATACCGAAAAGGTATTGGTACTAACAGTGGCGGCGGAACAAACTTCGATCCGTTTGACGTAGCATTTAACAACATGTACATGCTACAAGCAGGTCAGATTGGTGGACTTGCTGTGTTTGATGCCTTTGCACAATACAAAGAAACTATCGGTCGTGTATTTGGTAGCGAGTATAACTTCTTATGGAATCGTAACACTAAAAAGCTAAAGATACTTCGTAATGTTAATCATGACGAAGAAGTAGCTATTGGTGTTTATAACTTTGTACCTGAAAGTGTACTGCTAGGCGATGTGTATGCTAGCCCGTGGTTAGCCAGTTATGCACTAGCATTGTGCAAACATTACTTAGGCGAAGCCCGTAGCAAATATAAGAGTGGACTGCCCGGCGCAGGCGGCAATGTTCAGCTCAATGGCGAAGACTTAAAACAAGAATCTCAGCAAATGCAAGAGCAACTAAAACAAGAACTCCATAACATGGAAGAAGGTAATAGTCCTCTTGGTTTTATCATAGGTTAAAAATGATCATTGGATTGGTAGGCTTTATTGGCAGCGGTAAGGATACCGTGGCTCAGCATTTTATTAAAACTGGTTGTATTAAAGATAGTTTTGCGGCACCGTTGAAGGATGCCTGTGCCGCTATGTTTGGGTGGCCCAGAGAACTGCTAGAAGGCGACACAGTTGAAAGCAGAGACTTCCGCGAAACGCCTGACATGTTTTGGACACGTAAAACAGGCATTGATAATTTTACGCCACGTTTAGCACTACAATTAATTGGCACAGATGTGATGCGTAATCACTTTAACGCAGACATTTGGTTAAACAGTTTAGAATATAGAATTAGAAAAGCCTCAGCTACCGACGTAGTTGTTGTTAGCGATGCTCGCTTTCGCAACGAGCTAGATTTAATTCATAGCATGAATGGTAAAATTATCTGGGTCAAGCGCGGCGAGTTACCAGATTGGTATGAGCATGCAGTTGTTGCTAATTCTGGAAATGCTGTAAGCCGTAAAATTATGCAAACTCGTTACAAGGACGTTCACGAAAGCGAATGGAATTGGGCAGGTTATCCTGTAGACTTTATCATTGATAACAACGGATCTTTAGAAGATCTTGCTGTTCAAGTAGACGACATTCAACGTAAACTTTTTAAAACTCAACTCAAACTAGTTTGAAGGTTATTTACCTTTTGCCAACTTATTTGATGCACCCATAATTCAAATAATACCGGTTTTCTCCCTTTTTGCATAAATAATTGCAACGTTCAACATATAGGGAGAACATAAAATGGCAACATTAGTTTCACCTGGCGTTAGTATTAGTGTAACAGATGAGAGCTTCTATGCTCCAGCTGGTACTGGTACCGTTCCTCTTATTGTAATTGCAACAGCACACGATAAGAGCACACCAGACGGTAGCGGTACAGCAGAATTTACTACTCCAGCAAATGCAAATCTAGTTAAATTAATCACAAGTCAACGCGACTTGTTAACAAACTACGGTAATCCTAGTTTCCAGACCACATCAAGTGGCACACCAATTCACGGGCATGAATTAAACGAATACGGCCTATTGGCAGCATATAGCTTCCTAGGCATTGCAAATAGAGCATATGTTCTACGTGCAGCCGTTGATTTAGGCGCATTGGTTCCTAGCTCGGCAGAGCCAACAGCAACACCAGATAATGGTTCATACTGGGTTGATGTTAGCGAAACTGTTTGGGGCCTAAAGCGTTGGAATGGTACAGCATGGGTTCGTCAAAGTGTTAAAGTTCCGGCAAGCACTGATTTAACATCATCAAAAGCACCAAAAGCTGCCTACGGCAGAGATGGTGAATTTGCAGTTGTGTACTTCACAAATACTGGTACAACTGATACACGTATTAAATTCTATCAAAAGGTCAGTGGCGCATGGTACGCCATTAATTCTTCTGCTTGGGATTCAGCAACAAGTGCCGCAGACTTCCAAATTGCAAGTCACTTAGCTATCCCAACAACCAAGAGCGGCGGCGGTTCACTAGCAACAGGCGACCTGTTCTTACAAACAACAGCACCTAACAATGGTACAACTCTAAGTGTTAAGCTATATGATAGCGCAACAGGTTTGTTCACAGATGAAGCAATCGAACTTCACGCACTATCAAGCGAAATCTATAGCAGCCTAGGCACAGCCGTTGAAGGCGATCTATGGGCTAAGGTAGTAGAAAGTGATACAGTACCTGGCGTATCAATTTACTTGAAGCGTCATAATGGTGCTACAAGTGTTAGCGCAACATCAACAACAGCCCTAACTGATACTGCAATCACACTAACAGGTCATAGCGGCAAGTACGCATTTGATGTTAGTATCAATGATGGTACACCTGTTAAAGTATATCTAACAAGCGATGGCGACAGCGATGGCAATGCCAGCGTTGATGATATGGTAGCTGATATTAACAGCGCACTATCAACTGCTAACCCAACAGTAAGTTTCAGTGCAAATGCTCTTGCTTCTAACGTAAGCGGTAAGATTCGGATCACTAACACTGATGGCTACGACATTCTTCTAAACAGAGGTAACGTAACTGGTTTCACACCTGCCAACGTAAACCTAACAGAAGACGTTGCTTATACAAACTTTGAAGCATTAAGCTACGAAGCAAGTGCTACACAAATTACAGGCGACCTAGCAGTTAACACACTATGGGCTGATTTCACAATCACAGCTACCAGTGTTGATTTACTAGAGCATAACGGCAGCACATGGGAAACACTAAACGGTGACCTACAAGTTACAGCCACAGAGCCAACAACACAAAGTGATGGTTCTACTCCACTTGCAAGTGGTGATATTTGGGTCGACAGCGGTGACTTAGAGAACTTCCCAGTAATTTACAAGCACGATGGCGATGCATGGGTATTAGTAGATAACACAGACCAGGTAACTGGCGACGGTATTGTCTTTGCTGATTTCCGTGTTGATTCAACAAGCTCACTAGATGATGATGCACCAGCAGCAACAGCATATCCAGCAGGTATCCTAGGTTGGAACAAGCGTGGTAGTGCCGGTAACATCAAGCGTTGGAGACCAAACCACTCATTCGAGGGTGTACTAATTGGCCCACGTTGGGTTGATCACTCAGGTAATAAGACTGATGGTTCACCTTACATGCTACGTAAAGCTCAACGTGCAGTTATTGTACGTGCTATGCAGGCTGCACTAGCAAGCAACGACGAACTAAGAAATGAAACAAACCGTTTCAACTTAATTGCCGCTCCGGGTTACCCAGAGCTATTTGACGAAATGATCACACTAAATGTTGACCGCAAGGAAACAGCATTTATCCTAGTTGATCCACCATTCCGTCTAAAGGCAGATGCTACAAGCACACAGGCTTGGTCAACTAACAGCAACAATGCAACTGAAAACGGTGAAGATGGTCTAGTAAGCAGCACACCATATGCTGGTGTTTACTATCCACACGGTTTAACAACTAACCTAGATGGTTCAAGTGTAATGGTTCCAGCAAGTCACATTGCTCTACGTACACTAGCATTTAACGATCAGGTAGCTTTCCCATGGTTTGCACCAGCTGGCTTCCAGCGCGGTCTTGTTAACAATGCTACAAGCGTAGGTTTCCTAGATCCAGTAAGCTCAGAATACACACCAGTATCTCTAAGCGAAGGTCAACGTGACAGCCTATACATCAACAAGATTAACCCAATCGGTAACTTCCCAGGTCGTGGTCTAGCTGTATTTGGTCAGAAGACACTAAACCCAGTGGCAAGTGCATTGGATCGTGTTAACGTAGCACGTCTAGTTGTTTACTTACGTGAACGTCTAGATGATATCGTTAAGCCATTCTTGTTTGAACCAAACGATGAAGTTACACGTCAGAACGCCAAGGTTGTAGTTGACCGTTTCCTAGGTCAGCTAGTAACACAGCGTGGCTTGTTCGACTTCCTAGTTGTTTGCGATACAACAAACAATACACCTGCAAGAATTGATCGTAACGAACTACACATTGACATTGCTATCCAGCCAGTCAAGGCAGTTGAGTTCATCTACATTCCAATTCGAATCCAGAACACATTGGGTTCAGCTGGTTAATAGATTTCACAACAGTGAATCAGGAAAAGGGGCAGAAATGCCCCTTTTCTTTTGATATTAAAGCAAGAGTTAATGATTTTGAAAAGAATATGATAAATATTTGCATATAACAACAGTTCGTAGGAGAACATAAATGGCAAATATTAATACAACAGAAACCAAATCAAAGTTTGGTGTTCCTGTTACCGGTGCCACCGGATCCGGTATCTTAATGCCAAAGCTAAAGTATCGTTTCCGTGTTAGCTTTCTTGGAGGTTTTGGTGGTGAAGTTGAAACAAGAACTCTCACACAAAACATTCAGAACGTAACTCGTCCAAAGATTACTTATGAAGAAGTAACTGTAGATAGTTACAACTCAAAAGTATATCTACAAGGCAAGCACAGCTGGGAGCAGATCTCAGTTGTTATGCGCGACGATATTACAAACAGCGTAGCTAAACTAGTTGGTGCACAAATTCAGAAGCAGTTAAACCACTTCCAGCAGACAACTGCTGCCGCTGGTAACGACTACAAGTTCGACATGCAGATTGAAGTGCTTGACGGTGTTAATGCTGGTGCAAGTGAAGTTTGGTTCCTAGAAGGTTGCTTCTTAACAAACGTTGACTACAGTGATAGTGATTACAGTGCTAACGATCCAGTAACAATTACATTACAGGTTCGTTATGATAACGCTACACACTATCAGGGTGATAACGATGTTAACGGTAGAACAACATCTGGTAACCCATTCCCAGATTCAGTAGCATTTAACACACTCGGCGTTCAGGGCTAATTTAGCATAGCAGCGAAGGTCTCGTAACGATGGGGAAGTTATTTGATATACTCGGACTTGGCTCCGGTAAAAAGAATTTCTACGTTCGAGACTTTCGCAACGCTTATCATCTACGTCCAGACTCTTCTCCTCCGCGTCAAAAGTTTGAAGGCTATGTTAATTTTGTTATTAACAGAAGCCTTTTTCCTGCAGCTCAAAGTACTGAATTTAGAAATCAAATTAGTAGTCTAGTTAGAACAGCATCATTGCCGGGCGTTGACTTCAAAACAGAAGTTAAGAACAGGTATAATAGTAAAAAAATAATACAAACAGGTATAGAATACAAACCTGTTAGCATTACTGTGCTGGACACAGTGGGCAACGAATGGCTGACATTGTTTATGAAATACTATTCATATAACTATATGAATCCTAGAAATAAACAATATGCAAGCAGAGACATAACAGATCCGCAATCGCTTCATTCTGTTATCAATATCTCAAGTAAATTTGGTAGCAGTGACTTTGATAGTAATGCAGCCGGCTTTGCTATTAATCAGTTAAAATACTTTTTTGAACGAATTGATTATGTATTGTATCACGGGGAACGTGCAGTGCAATACAGCTTGATGAATCCTGTACTAAAAAGTTTTGATCCTGGAGATTTAGATTATTCTAGTAGTGAGCTCATGGAATTCAAACTTGATTTTGAATATGAAAGTTTCACAATACATAATCAAACAAACTTTGTAATGTCAGAAAACGATTTAAGTCGTTTTGAAAATGCATCAGAACTATCAGGCCCGGCGTTTGTGTCTACTGGTAGACCTATCATACTAGATAAACCCATTGATTTAGATATACTAGGTTCCAAGACTAAACCTTATACTAGAGCAGCACAACCGGTAGTAGCTACGGTGGTAAGTTCGGTGACCGCAGATCCAGACGTGCCACGAACTTATAATAAAACCATTGACGTCTTAAAGACAGGAGCCGCAGGTGGCAGCAATGGAGGATGGTTTAGTAATTTACTCGCAGGTGCCGCAACAAATGCTCTTACCGCTGCTATTAACGGTCAAAGCGTTAAGAACGCAGTTCTCGGTACAGTAGTTGGTGCAGCCGCAAACGTTATTCGTCCTGGTTTCCCAGCACTTAGAGGTTCAAACAGTACACCAGCAAATACTCCAAGCGGAGAAAAACCTCCCGTTACACCAGGGGGACCATAACAAATGGATTCAGTTTCTTTATACGACACGTTTGGCAATGAAACCAAATACAAACAAATTGAAGACACTATTGTTGCTTATTTAGAAAAAGCAACAATAAAGTTTCCTGTACCTGAAGCAAGTGTTGCTATACTTGAAAAGTTAACCACCGAAGATACAACACATTTAGATCCTCAACTACTTGAACAAATTGAATTGCGTTTAGTATCATTGGGTTTCAAGGTAGCTAAAGCAAAAACTCTTTCCATTGTTCTTTGCTCTGTTGCAAAATCTCAGGGTGTTAATCCACAGACATATTTTAGTGTAAATGAAAACAGTCTCAAGCTCACTGTTGATACTTACAATACTATCAATGCAATGCGTCCACCGGGCAACAGAATTAATGTTGCCCTACCGTTATCTAACCAGAAGAGTAGATATAAATCGCTGATCAAACCTTAACGAGTCAAGCATGAAACAGTTTGCTCAAGGAACATACCAGCCCCAAAATCCTCAAAAATACGTTGGCGACAAAGCCCCTTACTTTCGCAGTAGCTGGGAATTGGCATTTATGCGCATGTGCGACCAGCATCCAAATGTGTTAAAATGGGCAAACGAAAGCGTAAAGATTCCTTATCGCAATCCGTTAACCGGACGATATGCAAACTATATTCCAGACTTTATGATACA